GTAAGAATGTTCTCAATGAGATTGAAGAAGGATGGCGGCGAGAATCAAATCTATAATTCTATCGCTCAAATGGCAGAAGATTATACGTCTCTCGCGGCGGCAGATGAACCATCTCAAGCAGATAGAGTAATAATTAATCGTGGTAAGCTTGAAGAAAATCTTTGGGTAGATCCATCAACTAAGATGGAACGTACAGGTTGGCAAGTATCAACTAATTTCATTTCCAAGAAGAGTAAGACAGCTCCTTTTGAACAAAGAGCTAAGTTCCAAATGACTTGTGTTGTTGGTAACGATATCGATGAGGAATATGATAAGGAAGGTAATCCAACTGGTAGACTAATTCTTAAAGCAATTGTAATAGGTTATAATGGTAAGGCAGATATCATTGATGTATATATTACAGATGAGAATGCAAAGAATCACGTTAAGACTTATTGGAACAAGGGCGATACAGTTAAGATAGCTGGTTACATTGTTTATAGTCAAACAGTTGAAACTTATAAGGAAGAGATGGGATTTGGTGAGGATATAACTCGTACAAGAACTAAGACTTCTAAGGAATTAATTCTTGCTTCTGGTTCAAAGAGTGGTCTTGAAGAGGAATTTTCTTACGATGCAGATGATATAAAGGTTGTTCTTAGTGAAAGAAAGGGTAGAATTGAAGCGATGAAGAATAAGAGTTCTGCTCCAAAGCCTAAGAAGAATGATATGAATGATTTTGGATTCTAATGGAAGTAAATGCAATAGAGGTAATCCCTCTATTGCTTAAATTTAAGATTTTTAAGTTTAAAATGAGAGTTATATGTTTAGTTTGGAGGATATTATATGATAGATTTAATGAATTTAGAACCACAAGTTATTAGTAAAAATCTTAAAGGTAAGTTTACTTTGGTTTACGGACTTCCAAAAGTAGGCAAGACAACATTAGTTTCAAAATTTGAAAAATGTTTGTTATGTTCTTTTGAACCCGGTAGTAATGCGTTAAATAATGTGTATGTTCAGCCCGTAAAAAGCTGGGATGAATTTAAACAATTAATTAAACAAGCTAAAATGCCTCAAGTTCAAGAAAAGTTTAATACACTTGGTATTGATACTTGCGATATAGCGTGGGAAGCTTGTGTAAAATGGATTTGTAATCAAAATGGTGTAGAAAAGTTAGGTGATATTCCTTATGGTCAAGGTTATGATATGGCTTCTAAGGAATTTCAAAGAGCATTTTATGATTTAGCTTTTCTCGGTTATGGTTTAATTTTCGTTTCTCACTCAACAGAAAAGACATTTAAAGACGAAAAAGGCGAGGAATATACTCAAATTGTTCCAGCGTTGCCAACTCGTCCTTACAATATCATTAATAAAATGGTTGATATAATTGCTTATATCCGCCGCATAAAAGTTAATGATAATGAAGAAAAAGCTTATATGTTCTTTAGAGGAAACGACAGATTCTTGGCTGGTTCAAGATACAAATACATGGTTGATAAAATTGAATTTTCTTATGAGAATTTTGTTAATTCAATCTATGATGCTATTGATAAACAAGCCGCTGAAACTGGAGATACAGCTACCAATGAAGTTAATCCATACTATGAAAAATCATTTGATGATTTGATGAATGAAGCAAAAGAAATATGGTCTAGTATGATAAAAGTCAATAGACAAAATGAAGTATTAGAAATTTTAAATAAAGTATTTGGAAAGGAGACGAAATTCTCTCAGATTACTGAAGATGATAAAGATTTATTATCTAAGGCTCTTGACCAAATTAAAGAATTATAGAATTTAATTCTTTGAGATTTAAAGGGAGAAGTCTTTAGGATTTCTCCCTATTTTTGTTATAAAACGGAGGATTCGAATGAAGATAGGAATTATAGACTCATGTGTATTATTAGATTTCCCAAATGTTATAGATGACTATGAACAACCAATTTTAACATTAGGCGTATTAAGAGAATTAGATGGATTAAAAAATAATCTAAATCAAGAAACTGCTTTTAATGCTAGAAGAGCTGCAATTAAAATCAGTAGGAATATGGATAAAATTCAATTTGATACAGTTACTAGAAATGATGCTGTTGATTTACAATTGATTTCCGCCGCGAAAGATTATGATGTTCCAATTGTAACTAATGATATATATTTAAAAGTACAAGCTCAAGCACAAAATGTGACTGCTATTGGTTATAGTAAATCAGATGATTATGAAGGTATTGTAACTGTAGTACTAGAGACAGATGAAAATTTATATAGTGCAGAATTAGAATCAATTTTAAATAATGAACATGGAAATATTATTAATAATGAGCAAATTTACGAAAATGAATTTGTACTTTTTAAAAATCAAAATGATGAAATCTTGGATTTAAGACAATATCGTAAAGGAAATTACATTCCTGTTCATAAGCACGTAATTAATAGTTTTGAGGAAGTAAAAGGCAGAAACAAAGAACAAGATTGCTTATTGCAATTATTAAATACCCCATCAATTACAATTGTCGCGGCGATAGGTAATTATGGCAGTGGAAAAAGCTGGTTGTTAAATAACTATGCAATGCAAGAGTTATTAAAAAATCGCATTGATAAAATAGTTTATATTCCTAATAACGCTTATACTGAAAACGCCATGGAATTAGGTTTTCTCCCTGGAGATGCTAATGATAAAGCATTACCTTCTATTGGTCCATTAATTGATTTAATCGGTGCAGATTACGTTCAAGGTTATTTAGATAAGGGGCAATTAGAAATAGTTCCTCTTGGCTATATTCGTGGACGTAGTTTTAAAAATAGCATTATAATTGCCAATGAAGCACAGAATTTAACAGAAGACCATTTAAAACTATTAATCGGACGTTGTGGAGAAAATACTCGAATTTTCTTTGACGGAGATATTAAACAAGCCGATAGTCAACTTTTCAGAAATAAAAACGGATTAAGAATTTTATCTCAATTAAGAAAGTCCTCACAATTTGCATCTATTTTTGGTATGGTTAAACTTTCATCAAATGAACGTAGCTTAACTGCTTCTGCCGCCCAATATTTAGATGAATGTTAAAGTTGACTTTTCTTTTGATCTATGATATAATTATTATAGTAAAAAAGAGGAAAGGTGATTAAAGATATGAGTAGAATTGCACAAGAGCAAATAGAACAAATATATGTTCTATATGAAAAAATGCATAATAAGAGTGCTGTCGCAAAAGAGTTGGGGATTTCAGTAGGAACAGTAACTCGTTATTTAAATCAAGACCCACAAGCAATTAAAGTTCAACAGCAATTAGCAAACGATAAAAAAGAACTAGTTGATTATATAATTTTATTATTTCATGAAGATATATCTAAGTGGAATTTAACACAAATAGAAAAATTTCGCAAACAAGGAATTACATACAAACAAACATATCAAACATTAAAATATTTTTATGAAATAAGAAAAATGCCAATTACAAAGAAAACAATAGGAATAGTGCCTCATGTTATTGATGAGGCACGAGCCTACTGGGAAGGACAAAGACAAAAGCAAAATGATTTTCAAGAAGCAATTGAAAAGCAAAACGAACAAGAAAAAATTACAGTTCAAATTTCTCCGCAAAAACGACATAAAAAGATTAAAAAGACAATTGATTTAAACGAAATATAAAGGAGGGCTTTAGGTGATAAAAACAGATAAATATATAATTCTCCAAGTTCTTGGAGATTTAATGAAAAAGCCTTCTTTATTAGGTCTTATAGACCAATATAATATAACCGTAGGCGATTTTGAAAGTCAATTAGAAAAATATTGTTTTTCAGCAATATATAATTTATACGTGAATGATGCAGAAATAGTTAGTGAAATTGATATTGATAATTATTTAAAAGATAATCCCGCAATTTATGCAGTTTTTCAAGAACAAAAAGGAATTGAATTTTTGCAAGATGCACTTGATGTGTCACAGCCAGAAAATTTTAATTATTATTATAATAAATTAAAGAAATTTAATTTGCTAAGAGATTTAAATAAGTTAGGTTATAAGACAAATCATATTTATTGTGAAGATATATTAAATCCAAAACAAAAAAAGATTAATGAAAAATTTGAAACTTTAACAGTAAAGAATATTTTATCAATAGTAAAAGGTAATGTAGCGGAGCTTGAAAGTAATTATTTATTTGGTTCTGAAGTTGAAATTGAGAAAATTACAAAAAATGCTAGAGAATTATTAAATAATTTATGCCAAACTCCTGAAGTTGGCGCTCCGTTACAAGGAGATATTTATAATACAATATGTCGTGGAGCGAGAAAAGGAAAAATGTATCTTCAGACGAGTCCAACTAATACGGGCAAATCGAGGATTATGGTTTCACAAGCTTGTTATTTAGCATATCCGATACGCTTCGACTCATCTATTGGTCAGTGGGTAGCTACTGGTTCGTGTGAAAAAGTCCTGTTCATAGGAACAGAGCAAGATGTTGATGAATATCAAACAATGATTTGGTCATATTTAACAGATATTAATGAAGATAAATATACATATGGCTTATTAAATGATGAAGAAAAACAAAGAACGGAAATTGCAATTCAAATAATTGAATTATTTTCTGATAACTTTATATTTGTTCGCGTAAGCGATCCTAGTATTGCACAAATAAAGACAATTATAAGACAAAATGTTTTAAAATATGGAATTGAAAATATATTTTATGATTATATTTTTAGTTCTCCAAATTTATTAGGAGAGTTTAGAGATTTAGGAATTCGTGAGGATAAACTTGTAATGTCCTTAAAATAACTTTTCCACTAATCAGTGGGGTCACATAAGTGGCTATCGGTATCAGCTAAATAAGACTAGCGCAAATAGCGAGATGGCGCTATATCCCAAAGACGAATACGCTGACTAAGAAAACCTACGGTCTTTCGTAAGATAGCAGGTAATACCGAGGGAAAATTTTAGAAATAAAATAACCTGTAACGACTATCCCTTATCATGAGGGAGTAGGGATACTATTGATACGTATCTTGGTTTTAGGTAACGAAGCCAATGAAAACCGAAAGAGTTATACGATATTGATTATATCGTGAAATATAGTCTATACTTCTTAGAAATAAGAAGATTTATATGGTTGCACTTAGGATGCTATCAACCGCATTAAAGGATTTAGCAACTGAACTCGATGTATTTGTAATGACTTGTACACAAGCAAGTGGAGATTTAGACAATGAAAAAGGTATTAAAGGATATAAATATATTAGAGGTTCAAAGGCAGTAGCTGATATGGCGGATGTAGGATATGTTACAACAAGAGTTAGTAAAGATGATGCAGAAATGATTAAAAAATTAAGTTCTCCTTTTGGTTATCTCCCCAATATAGTAACAGACGTTTATAAAGTTAGACGTGGACGTTGGATTGACGTTAGAATTTGGTCACGCATTGATTTAGGAACTATGAGAAGAGAGGATATGTTCATTACAGATGCAAATTATTGTGAAGTTAAAGATTTCCAAATTATACGATTCGTTCCTCCAACAAACAAATATTTTCAACAATTAGTAACAGAATTTAATAAAACTGCACCAATGGTTAATTTTGAAGAAATAAAAGGAATTGAATTTATAGAAGAGAAAATTAATCAAACTCCTGTTGAA